GCTTGATCCCCGGAAGGTAGAAATCAAGGTTGACGCCAACGGCACACCGATTTACACCGTGTCAACAGGCGACGCCGCATTCAGCGTTGGTCCTGACCAGATGGTGCACATCCCACTCTTCGCTACCGCTGGCACGATGCGTGGAATGTCGCCTGTCGAGCATCACCGCACGACGCTCGGACTTGCCTCTGCCACGCAGCTCTACGCTGCGAAGTTCTACGAGAATGGCGCAGCGCCTAGCGCCGTCATCAAGGTTCCAGGTGAGTTGACGCAGGATGTTGCTGACTCGCTGCGCGCATCCTTCAGCCGACGCCACGAAGGCGTAGAGAAGATGCATAAGATTGCCGTCCTCACCGGTGGCGCAGACTTCCAGCAGATGAGCGCAAAGATTAGCGATATGCAGTTGGTTGAGACGATGCACTGGGGTGTTGAGTCCATCGCTCGTATCTACGGCGTGCCACTTCACCTGCTCCAGTACCCAGGTGGCAACACCTCTTACAGCAGCGTAGAAGTCATCAGCATCGAGTGGCTGCGCCTTGGGCTTGGACCCCTCATCGCGCGCATTGAGGCAGGGCTTCAGCGCCTCATCGTTGGCAATACGACCTTTGTCAAGTTCAACATTGACGGCCTGCTTCGCCCTACGACCAAGGAGCGCTACGACGCCTACGCTGTGGCGCTCACAAACGGCTTCCTAAATCTAGACGAGATTCGCAGCCTAGAAGACCGACCGCCGCTCCCAGTGGGCGGAAGCGAGTTCTGGAAGCCGCTGAATATCGGCACCGTAGGGAAAGAGCCACAGGCGTGAGCTACATCATCGTTGACCTTGACGGCACGCTCGTCCTTGAGAACGAGCAGCCAAATCAGCCGCTGATTGATGCGCTCAACGAAGAGGTGATGTCTGGCGATAAGCAGATCATCATCGTCTCTGCTCGCAAGATTGACCGACTTCAGGAGACGCGCGCGTGGCTGCAAGAGAACAAGGTCGCTGGCGTTGAAGAGGTTCACCTCAACGACTTTGAGGGAAGCGCCTTCGCCACCGGCTTCGCGTTCAAGGAATACAAGTACGGTCTCCTCAAGGAGCAGTACGGCGAAGAGTTGGATAACGCCATTGACAATGACCCAGCCGTCCGAGAGATGGCTCGCGGTCTCGACATTGAGGCGTACTCGCCAGAGGAGTATCTCGCTGACGAGGAGCGCGCCGTCTACGAAGTGCCTGAGTACATCCGCGAGGCTGCGCGCAAAGGTCTGGAGTGGCACGAGCAGGGTCTCGGCGGCGAAGGCTTGCAGCCACAGACCATCGCAGAGGCTCGTGAACTCGCCGCAGGGCGCGCAGACACCGACAAGGTCATCCGTATGGCCGCGTGGATTCGCCGTCATCGCGGCGACTGGGAAGGCGTCGCGCAGAATGAGGACGAAGATAGCGAGGACTTCCCAGGTCCAGGTGCTGTTGCTGGATTCCTCTGGGGTGTGGAAACGACTGACCGCGAAGCAACTGATCGCGTACTCTCGTGGGCAGACGCTCTTATCGCAGCTGAAGATAGGGAGATTGTTGATATGAAAGAGAAAGAAACTCGCTCGGTACCGATGGGCGAATATCGCCTGTCTGCTGCTGACGAAGATGGTCAGCGTACCTTCACCGGTTACGCCTCTATCTGGAACAGCCCATCTTCTGGTCTGCCATTCGAGGAGAAGATTGCGCCGAACGCGTTCAAGCGTTCACTCTCGCGCGCTGCTGCTGGGCAGAAGATTATCGCCTTCCTCTTTGGTCACGATGAGACACGCGCTCTTGCCACAACGGCAAGCGGCCGCCTTCAGTTGACCGAAGACGAGACTGGCCTTCGCGTTGAGGCGAAGCTCGACCCAGCCGACCCAGACGCCGCAAAGGTCATCTCAATGCTGACGCACGAGAGCGCCGCCGCTGGTATGTCGTTCGGCTTCCAGAAGGTTCAGGATGCGTGGGACGGCAATAACCGCACGATCAAGGAAGCCAATCTCTTTGAGGTGAGCATCCTTGCCGCCGGTGGCCAGACCCCTGCCTACCCTGCGACCCTTGGTCTCACGGCAATCCGCCAGGTCACTGCGCCAAAGATTGGCGTAGAGGCTGAGGCGCTGCTTGCCACACTGGAAACAATCAAGGCTGGACGCGAACTGTCCGCCGAGGAAGTGGTTGTGATTGATGCTGTCCGCTCCAAGCTCGCGCCAAAGCCTGTGGGGATTGATCCGTCAATCGCCGCTGCGTTGCTCGCGATCTCGGCGGCAGAAGGTGACGCACTCTAGGTCACGAGCCACTGCCCCACCGCCCTGAGTAGGCGAGTCCGCAGATCAGGTATCCCACCAAGGAGCGCATAAACAGATAGTCCGCCTATGCGCGGAGAAAGGATGCAGACAATGTCTGACATCGCAAAGCTTGCTGACAAGCGAGCGCATCTTTTGGTTGAGGCTCGCGGCATTGCCGTAGAGGCAGCCGACAAGGGAATCGCCCTTGAGGGTGAAGACAAGGCACGCTTCGAGAAGCTTGTTGCTGAGGCTGGCGTTATTGCCGAAGCCCTCCGCGCCGAGAAGGCTTCTGACGAGGCTCGTAAGTCGGCTGACGAGGCTCGCGCTGAGTTCGCCGCTGTTGTTGCTCCAACGGCTCCTAAGGCCGCCACGGACAACGACCGCCTTCGTGCAATCGGTATGGCTGCTGGCGCTGATACTTTCGAGTATCGTGACATCACGACCTCAACCGGTCTCGGAAACCCAGTGTCGGTCTTCAATCGCGTCAATGTGGTTGCTGGCCAGATCAACCCATACATCAACCCAGCAGTTGTGGATGTTCTCCAGGTTGCGACCGGCAACAACATCAAGTTCCCAACTGTGACCGCGCTCGGCACGACGGCTGGTTCAGTCGCCGAAGCTGGCACGATCACGGAAGATGACTTCACAGGGTCGGCTCTGAGCCTTACCCCAGTGAAGTACGCAGTACTTGTCCAGATCTCGGACGAGCTGATTCAGGACGCAGCGTTTGACATTGCGTCGATGATCAGCGAGGCCGCTGGCCAGGAGATGGCGATTGCCCACGGCGCAGCCGCGAGCACCGCTGTTGTAACCGCTGCTGGTACCGGTGGAACGGCCGCAGGCACCGTCGTATACACATACGCGGAACTTGTTGCCCTTCAGTACTCGGTCAAGCAGCAGTACCGAAACGCTGCGAAGAGCGGCTGGTTGATGAGCGACGCCGCTCTCGGCCAGATCCTTGGCACGACTTCATCGTCGCTGCCTTTGTTCCAGCCAGGCGGACAGGGTGGCGTTGATCGTCTCCTTGGCAAGCCTGTCTACACGGCTCCTGGCATTGCGGTCCCTGCGACCGGTGCTAAGGCGGTGCTGTTCGGTGACCTTGGACAGATCAAGACCGCTCTCGTGGGCGGCGTGACCGTTGAGGCTTCACGCGAGTACGCGTGGAACCTTGGCCTTGTTTCGTACAAGGTTCAGGTCCGTGGCGCGACCGGACTTGCACAGCCTTCGGCTGTCAAGTTCCTGAAGAACGCCTAATCAACTAGCGCGGCTAGTTAGTGGGGATGGGGAGCCGCTTCGGCGGCTCCCCTGAACCGCAAGTAAGGAGAACCTAATGCTCGTTCGACTCTGCAAACGACGCGGTGAATATCCGTCAGGGGCCTTCGTGGATCTGCCAAAGGCAGAAGCGGAGAGCCTCATTGGCTTTGGCTTGGCTGAGGCTGTTGCAGATGTCGACGCAGAGGCACCAACGCGGCTCGTAGAGCGCGCGAAAGTATCAAAGGGTATCAAGACAGCCACTGTGCCTGTTGAGGCTGCTGACGTGGCGGAAATCGTGGAGCCAAAGGCGTGACCCTTCTTGCCGGACAGACCACGATTGGCACGAGCGCAACGCTGGTCACGACTGGCTTTGTTGGTGCATCGTGGATCGCCCTGCATACCGATGGCAACAACGTCATCTATGTTGGTGGACCTGGCGTGACTACGGCAACTGGCTTTGAGGTTCACAAAGGATCTACGATCACAATCTGGCTACCTGAAACAGACAAACTTTATGCTGTTGCAACGGCGACAGAAACCCTCAGCTGGATGCATACAGGAGGCCGCTAAATGTCTTACGCAACACTGGCTCAGTTCAAGGCTGCTGTCGGCATTACCGATAGCACCGATGACGCCGCGCTCCAGAATGTGCTGGACGCTACCGACACGCTGATCGATCTCTACTGCGACCGAAAGACAGGCTTCGGCACCGCGACCGAGACGCGCTACTACACGGCTGAAGCCTATGACTATGTGCTGACCGATGATCTCGTGAGCGTCACGACGCTGACCACCGACGATCTTGAGAACGGCACTTACTCAACCACCTGGACCGCTGGCACCGACTTCCAGCTCACGCCTAAGAACTACGCGCTAGACGGCCTGCCGTACACCGGCATCAGCCGCAGCAACGCCTTCCCAAAGAACTTCCCTAAGGGCATCTTCCTTGGGGTGCGCGTGTCAGGGGTGTTTGGGTTTCCTAGTGTGCCTGCGAGCGTGGTTCAAGCAGAAATCATCCAGGCTGGCGCTGTGTGGAATAGCCGCACTGCTCCCTTCGGCGTGATCGGATCGGCTGACCTTGGCGGCATCCTGCGAATGAGTCGAGCGCTGCACCCTGAGGCTGCGCTGATCCTAGAGCCGTACCGCAATCGCGGTGGCTTGGCGGTATGACCGACCTCACGATCCTTGACGCAATCGCTGCGCGCGTAGAGGCTGCGACAGACCCTGCTGGGTACACGCTCCGCAAGTGCTACGCCACTCCGCCTGAGAACCTGCCAGTCACACCGTGTGCCGTCCTCTTCCCAGGCGGCGACCAGATCACCATCGGCAACGGCAACCGCACCACGGTGCTGACGGTCAACATCGTCATCTACCTGCTACCGATCCCACGAATGGATGAGAAGTACCGCGACCTCTACACTTGGCGTGCCTGGCTACGCACCGTGTTCGATGGGGCTGTGACGATTAGTGGAAACGCCGCGCAGGTGACAGTCACCGGTACTACACTCGGCACAGATACTTACGCCGATCAGGATTACCTGACGGTTCAGGCAGCTGCGGAAGTCACGGTGCTAGACACCGTGGCGTTCACCGCCTAGAGCAAGGAGAACTTAGATGGCAACCTTCGGCGCAAAGGCTCTGACGCGTATCGCTACTGCGTCGCAGGCCGCTTTCGGAACCGCAGCTTCAATCGGCACCGCCACTGGCGAGATCCTCTTCAACGAAACGATCGGCTCGCTCGACTTGGGCGTGACCGTTGACCTTGGCGAGACCGTATCCGTTGGTAAGCGAACCGCCATTCAGGCGAGCCAGCCAACCATTACCGGCAAGGCTCCAATCCTGACCATCGCCGAGGCTCCTGCTTCAATGCGAACCCTTCCGTTGATCTTCGACGCAATCGGCGCAAGCACCACAGGCGCAGGGCCATACACCTGGTCGTGGTCGCCAACACAGGGCGATGTTGACACGCTAATCTTCTACTCGTTCCTAGTTACCGACGGCGTGCAGAAGTATCTCGTGCGAGATGCTGCTCCAACCGAGATCACCCTGTCGGCAGACGCTAACGGTCTACTCCAGGCTGGTGCTACCTTCGCGGCAACGACTGCTGCGACCTCAGCGCTCGCCTTCCCAACGGCAATCCCTACAAACCCATTCTTGGCTGGGCGCTTGATGAAGTTGAGCACTGATACCAACTTCCCTGACAAGACCGGCACAGGCGCGACCGACTATGCCTCCATCTACAACTTCAACCTGTCAATCACGACAGGTGTGGGGATGGTTACGGCGCTTGATGGCAGCCTGACGGCCGCTACGGCAGCGCTGACCGGCGTGCTTGATGCAACGCTCACCTTCACGGTGGCGAGCAACGCAGCCGCTGGTACGACCTTCCCAATCACCGACATCGCCACGCAGAAGTACCTGCGCCTGTACGGCACCACCACTGATAACTACGGCGTGTGGATTCTTGGCTCGTGGGAGATTGAGAACATCGTTCCTCTCTCCGCCGATAACGAAGGCGTTGTGGTGAATGAAGTGACCTGCCGACTGGCGTATGACACGACCTCCGGCAAGTCGCTCGAAGTGGTGATCGATTCACCACTGGCAACAGCGCCATAAAGCACAGCGCCTAGGGCGCTAGTAGGAGGAGCAATATGGAAACGGTAAAGATCGCCCTAGAGGGTGAGTTTGCTGGGTGGACAGCCGAGCTGCGAAAGACAGTCTCTGCGCGCATCCTGCTCGACTTGGAGTCAGGCGAAGCGTCACGAGCGCTCGCAGCGTTTGCCAAGCTGGTAGTCACGCATAACTTCAAGGGGCTTGATGGCAAGCCTTGTCAGGATGTGTTGGACGCACCAGTAGACGCACTCTCGCAGACGCTTGAAGCGTGGGGCAAGGCGAACCAGCCGGACCCCAAGTAAGGCTCGCCGCCAGGCGGATGGCGATTGGACAATCTATCTCGCCTCCGCCGGAGATCATCTTCCACCTCTTAGGCGAAAAGTTTGGGATGTGGCCAGATGAGGTAGCGAGCCTGCCGATAGATCAGGTGCTACTTGCGTGGATGATTCACGCAGAGATGCAGCCGAAAGGGAAGTGATGCGAGCCGCGATTGTCGTAGACGGTCAGTTCGATCGGAACTTTGATCAGCTGCGGCTTGGCTTCCTCAAGGGTTCCAACCCTTCAGCATTCAAGCGCTTGGCTTCATTCGCTACCTTGAACGCAGCGCGCACCTTGCAAAAGCCAATGCGAGACAAGGCTCCGCGCGGCGCAACCGGCAACCTTCGCAAGAAGGTGCTGGCACGCAAGGCGCGATTCAACAACCCTGCCGCTGTGGTCGGTATCAAGGGTGGGCGCAAGGGTGTGTTCTACGGCTATCTCGTAGTCGGTGGGCAAGGTCAGCGGCGCACTACACAAAACGGCACCTTCGTTGTGAAGGGCGTGAAGGCACGACCGTTTGTTGATGAAGTGGTCAAGAAGCAATCAAACATCAATCGAGCGGTAGAGTCATACAGTAAGACGGTGGCTGCGTTCTTCAACGATCAGCCGTTCCGCAACACCATCCTGAAGTTCAAGAGAGGTAATCAACGCTGATGGCTGCAAACCAGACCGCTAACTTTGTCGTCAAGGCGAAGGACTCCGCATCAGGTCCTCTTGGAAAGATCGGCACCTCGATGGGCAAGCTGCGCCGCGTCGGCTTCAGCGCATTCAAGGGCATTGCGGCTGGCGCTGCTGTTGCCGGAGCCGCACTGGCTGGGCTTGCATTCACCGCAGTCAAGTCCGCTGCTGACGATG